CCTGCCTGTCCCTCTGTACGGGTCTGGGGATGTCAAGATCGGTCCACAGTGGAACGCGCGGCCGTAACGTAGCGTAGTCGATGGCGGGAGTGGATCATGGCCGGGATGGGTCCTCCCCCGAAGGACAACAGCTCGCGTCGTCGACGCAACGCAACCGTCGCGACCACGAAACTGCCCGGCGAAGGCCGCAAAAAGGCAGCTCCGCCCTGGCCGCTGCCCCTTCTGCCCGACCAGAGAGCCGCCGGTGCGCAGCACAAGCTGGAGCTGACCATCTGGCGTCAGCTCTGGAGAACCCCGCAGGCCGTGATGTGGGAGCGGCTGCTGTGGGCGCGCGACGTCGCCGCCTACGCCCGCAACAAGTCCCTGGCCGAGCTGGGCGACCTGGACCGGGAGAAGGAAGCCCGGCTGCTGGGTGACCGGCTCGGCCTGACCCCGATGGCGCTGCTGAGGCTCCGGTGGGAGATCGCCGCCGATGAGGTCGGCGCGAAGCGCGACCAGCGCGCTGCCGCGTCGCCGGCGGCCGCTCTCCCGGCGCACCTGTGGGCGGTGGACCCGAATGCCGCCACGGGCACGAGCGGCTAGCCTCGTTCGCCACCGCCGGTGGCGGGGGCCGCGGGTGCCGGGCGAGTTCCCGACGATGGGGCCGCTGATCGGCTCGTGGATCCAGCAGTCCGTGATCATCCCGGACGGGTTGCGTAAGGGTCACCCGTACCTGCTCACCGGGGAGATGTGGCGGCATCTGCTGTGGACCTTCCGGCTGCGCGACGACGCCGACCCGGACATGGGCAACGGCGCGTACCTGTTCTACGGCGCCCAGCTCAAGCGGGTGCAGAAGTGGGGTAAGGACCCGTTCGGGGCGGCGTGGGCGATTGCGCAGGCGTTCGCGCCGGTGCTGTTCGCCGGGTGGGACGACGACGGCGAGCCGATGGGCCGGCCGGTGCCGACCCCGTGGATCCAGATCATCGCGACGTCCGAGGCGCAGACCGTCAACACGTGGCGGCCGCTGTACACGATGCTGCGCGAGGGTCCCTTGCGCGACATGCCAGGCCTGGACATCGGCGAGACCCGGGTCAAGCTCCCCGCCGGCGACGGCTGGCTGGAGCCGGTGACCCTGAGCATGAAGTCGCGGCTGGGTGCCCCGATCACCGCGGCGACGATCACCGAGCCGCACCTGATGACCGAGACCGACGGCGGCGTCGACACGGTCCGGGCGGTCAAAAGGAACCTGGCCGGCATGGACGGCCGCTGGCTGGAGATGACGAACTCGTGGGACCCGTCCCAGAAGTCCGTCGCCCAGCGCACCGCGGAAGGCGCGAAGACCCGGCCGGGCGTGTACCTGGACCACCGGCCGCCGATGGTGCCGCTGTCCGACGACGAGATCGCCGACGACGAGACCCTGTACCGGCGCATCCGCTACGTGTACGGCGACTCCTGCAGGGTGGCCGGCGGGTGGGTGCGTGAGGAGCGCATCGCCGAGGACGTCCGGGCCGAGGACACCGGCGACGCCGAACGGCGCCGCTACTTCCTCGACGAGATCGTGGTCGGCTCGGCCAGCGCGGTCGACCCGACGGTGTGGGACGCCCTCGCCCGTACCGACGACCCGCTGCGTCCGGGCGACGCGATCGCGCTGGGCTTCGACGGTTCCCGCAAGCGGGACGCGACGACGCTGGTCGCCTGCCGGCTGCGCGACATGCGGCTGTTCCACCTCCGTACCTGGGAGCCGCCCCCGCTGACCGCGGAGGAGCAGCAGCAGCCCGGCCCGGGGGAGGCCGCGGGCGGCTGGCGGGTCCCGAAAGGTGAGGTCGACCAGGCCGTGACGGACGCGTTCGCCGCGTACGACGGGTTCTACCTGTACGGCGACCCGCACCGGTGGCAGGACTACATGGAGTCCTGGTCGGGGAAGTGGCCGAAGAAGATCGTCGAGTTCGACACCCGCTCCGAGAAGCTCATGGATGAGGCGATCGAGCGGGTCCTGACCGGCCTGGCCGACCGGAGCCTCACCCACGACGGCCACGAGACCCTGTCGCGGCACGCGAAGAACGCCGCCCTGGCCAACGGCAAGCTCAAGCCGGTCCGGGAGCCCGGAAAGTCGGAGTACTACCAGCGGGTCGTGAAGAAGAAACCGGGCGAGCTGATCGACGTCTTCGTCGCGGCGATCCTCGCGAGGGCGGCCGCGGCCCGGGCCATCGAGGACGGCGCGCTGAACCTGGAGAAACCGAACCCGCCGGCGACCGCGTCCACACCGCCGGCCGGCGATGACCGCGGGTTCTGGCGGCCGTCGAAGCGACTCGACCTCGGACGGAGAACGACGTGATCACCGTGAGAATCCCGGTCCCGCGCGGCCTCGGCTCGAACCTGCTCGGCCTGGCCGGGCTGGTCGCGTTCGCGCTGGCCCTGGGTGGCCTGACCGGCAACTGGTGGTGGAGCGTCCTCGTGGGCGGCGTGTTCGCGGTCGCATTGGCGTACCTGGCGCAGTACAACGCCGCCGCTCAGTCCGCGCACAGCGACGCGGCCACGCAGGAGCTGCCCCGCATCGGCGCGAGGTCGTTGGCGTGAGGGCCTGGCTTCTGCCGGCCCGGCCGCCGCCCCGGCGGGCGACGGAGGCGACCCCGGAGCAGGTCGTCGCGACGGGCGCGTACGGCGGCGGGTACGGCGGGTACCGGGACCCGGTCGACGGGGACGTCGGGTACCGCCGGCTCGGCGCGGCCGGCCGCGAGGTGCCGCAGTGGACCCAGGCGAAGTCCCGGGCGTACTCGGTGGCGGCGTACCGGTCGAACCCCATGGCAACGGCGATTATCGATACGTATACCGCATTTTGCGTCGGGGACAGCGGCGTGAAGGTGCAGTGCACGAACCCGGCCGTCGCCGAGGTCGCCGACGAGTTCTGGAACGATCCGGCCAACCGGCTGGGCTCGATCCAGGAACTGTCGTTGCGCAGCCAGATGCTGATGGGCGAGAAGCTCTACGAGCTGATGGTCGGCGAGTTCTCCGGGGTCGTGCGGTTCTCACCGATCGACCCGGACAACATCTTCGACGTCAGGGTGCGCGACAACAACCCGTTGTGGATCGATCGGATTCTGCTGCACCCGGACGACGTCGGGCGCCGCGCGGTCCGCATCGACGACCAGACGATGCTGCGCGACGGCGAGGCCATGTTCTGGGCGCCGTGGCGGACGTTGGACACCGACACCCGCGGGGTGCCGTTCCTCCTGCCGGTGCTGGACTACCTCGACTCCTACGACACCGTGCTGAGCAACCTGATCGACCGCACCGCGCTGGCCCGCTACCTGGTGTGGGACGTGACGGTGCAGGGCGACCAGACCGACGTCGACGCGTTCGTCGCGGCCCGGGGCGGTACCCACATCCCGCCGTCCGGGTCGGTCGAGGTTCACAACGAGTCGGTCACCTGGCAGACGCAGACCGCGCAGACCGGCGCGTACGAAGACGCGAAGGCCAACCAGTCCGTGCTTACCACCGTTGCGGCAGGAGCCGGTTTGGCCAAGACCTGGTTGGCCGAGCCGGAGGACGCCAACCGGGCCACGTCGCTGACGATGGCCGAGCCGGTGCGCCGGCGGGTCGCCGGCGTGCAGAAGGTGTGGCTGGAGCAGCAGACCGAGCTGGTCCGCTTCGCCGTCGACCGGGCGGTCGCGGCGCAGCGGCTGAAGCCGATGGTGCAGGCGCAGGACCCGCGCAGCGGCGCGACGACGCAGATCCGCGCCTCCCAGGCGGTGACCGTGACCGGGCCGGAGATCGCGGCCGCCGACAGCCAGATCACCGCCCAGGTGCTGCTGAACCTCAGTACGGGCCTGGAGAAGCTCGTCAAGATCGGCGCGATGACCCCGGCGGCGTCGGCCGCGGCCGCGCGCAAAGCGTGGGAGGACTACATGGGCATCCCGTACCAGTCCGACCTGGGTAAGCCCGACGCGAACGTCGACGACATCGCCACCCACGTAGACGACAAAGCGGACACGGCGAAGGTGCGCCAACTGCACCGGGCGACCGTCTGATCAGGAGGATCAATGCTGTCGAAAGAGGACGCCGCCAAGCGGTTGGGTATGGCCGTCCGCGAGGTCGTCGACGTGAGGCCGGTCGAGGGCGGCACCATCGTGGTCACCCATGACGGGTACTGGACGATCGTCACGGACGCCGGCGAGCTGGTGTTCGGCATGGACGCCATCACCGCGCGGGTGGGGCCAGCCGACCCGGGCGAGTCCGACGAGTCCCCGGCGCGGCCGGTCGATGACGGCTCCGGCGAGTTCGCGCTGATGCCCGCCGGCAGCGGCGTGCCGTCGGGTACGGCGGCTGAGGTCCTCGCGTGGGTCGACGACGACCGGGAGCGCGCCGGCCAGGCCCTGGCCGTGGAGCGCGGCCGCGACAAGCCGCGCGCCAGCCTGACCGGGCCGCTGGAGAAGCTCCTCGCGGCCGCCGGCGAAGACGACGAGCAGACGGCGGGCTGAGCCGTGGCCCTGTTCTCCACCAACTGCCCCGAATGCGGGCAGGCGATCTTCCATGCGTGCGGCGAGAACGTCCCGTCGGCCGTACGCGTAACCGAATCCGTGGACGTTCCGGAGCGCCTCGACGAAGCCAGCAACCCGAAGAAGCCGTACGGGGACGTCACCTACGCCGATGACGGCAAGCAGGCCGACAAGAAGAAGCGCTACCCGCTCGACACCGAGGCCCACATCCGGGCGGCCTGGACCTATATCAACCAGGCCGACAACGCCGCGAAGTACTCGGCGGCGGACCTTAAGGTGATCAAGGGGAAGATTCGGGCGGCGATGAAGCGCATCGGCGCCCACGTCTCCGAGGCGGTCATCGACGGTGAGCGGTCCTTCGACGACATTCGCGAGCTCCTGTCGAGCGCGCTCCGCGACCGGCTGCGGACCGAGGTCGGCGCGGACTACTGCTGGGCGTACGTCGCGGACCTGACCACCGACCAGGTGGTCTACAGCGTCGGCGACGCCGACCTGTACCAGTGCTCGTACGCGGTCGCCGCCGACGGGTCGGTGACCCTGGGCGACCCGGTGAAGGTGGAACGCACCTACGCCCCAGCGACCGACCGGTCCGGTGAAGCCGCGCCGCCGGCCGCCACCGCGGCCGAGGCGACCCCGCCTCCGGCCCCGGCCGCCGCGCCGCGCACCGAGCAGCGCGACCGGATCATCGGGCGGGTCATCGAGGCCAAGGGCACCGACGAGACCGGCGGCCGCGTCTTCGGCGTGCGGATCATCGCCTACGGCGACTCGAAGAACCGGCGCCGCTACCCGGAGAGTGTGCTGCGGTCCGCGACCCCGCTCTACGAGGGCGCGAAGGCGTACGACCATCACCGCACCGACGACGAGCTTCGCTCCTCGACGATCACTGGGTTGGTCGGCTACTACCGCGACGTCGAGGCCACCTCAGACGGCCTGTACGGCGACCTGCACCTGCTACCCAGCGCGACCCATACGGCCGAGGCGCTGGACGCCACCATCGCCGCCCAGGAAGAGGGCCTGCCCCCCCTGGTCGGCATCTCCCACGACGTGTCCGCCTACTACACCCCCATCGTCGACAGCGGCCAGCGACTGCAGGAGGCCACCGCGATCGCGAAGGTCAACTCCGCTGATGTCGTCGCCGACCCCGCCGCCGGCGGGCAGGCGATCCGGATGGTCGCCGGCGGCATCGAAGACCCAAGCCACGCGGGCACCGGTCCCGCCGCCACCAAGGAGGCACACATGGGCGAGACCGCCCCGACGGCGGCCGCGTCCGCCGCCCCGAACTACACCCTGGAGCAGGTTCTCGCCTTGCTGCGTACCGCGTCTCCCGCGCAGCTCGCCGAGGCGACCGGGCTGGCCGGCTCGACGGTGCCCGCCGCCGACGGCGCAACCCCGGTCGTGATGCGTAAGGACTCGTGGAACGGCCAGCGGATGGTCCGCGACAAGGTGACTGACGCGGGTCTGCCGCTGCCGACCGTTGAGGCGATCCACGCGGCGCTCCCGGACCGGATCACCGAGGCCGACGTCGACGCGCACATCGTGGCGATCAAGGCGTCGCTGGGTGTCCTCGAGCGCGCGCGGCTCGCCCCGACGGCCGGCGTGACGGTGACCAAGGAGGCGCTGGACCGCAAGAAGGAGGCGCTGGACGCCTTCTTCGCCGGCGACCACGCCAAGGGCTACCACTCGATCAAGCAGGCGTACGCCGACTTCACGGGCATGCGTCCGGGCCAGAACGCGTTCGACGCCGACTGGAACCGCAAGATTCTGCAGGAGTCCATCGGCGGCGGGTTCGACAGCGCCACCAGGGCGTTCGAGTCGATGGACTCGACCTCATGGAACCTCGTGCTGGGTGACTCGATCACCCGGCGGATGGTCGCCGAGTATGCGCAGCCGAACCTGCAGACCTGGCGGCAGGTCGTCTCCTCGGTCGTGCCCGTGAACGACTTCCGCCAGCAGCGCGTCGACCGGGTCGGCGGGTACGGCACCCTGCCGGCAGTCAACCAGTCAGCCCCGTACCAGCCGCTGACGTCCCCGACGAACGAAGAGGTCACCTACACGATCACCAAGCGGGGTGGCACCGAGGACATCACCCTCGAGATGATCGCCAATGATGATGTGAGGGCGATTCAGCGCATCCCGAAGAAGCTCGGCCTGGCGGCGGCGCAGACGCTGTACCGCTTCGTGTGGGACATCCTGAACCCGGGCGGGTCGAACCCGACCATCTACGACTCCGTGGCCCTCTACCACGCCAGCCACGCCAACACCGCCGCGAGCGCGCTGGCCGGTTCGTCGCTGTCCACGATCCGGCAGAAGATGCGCGCCCAGGCCGCCTACGGCGACTCCGTCGACGTCCTCGGCTACATTCCGCGCACGCTGGTCGTCTGCAACACCATCGAGGAACTCGCGTGGGAACTCGTCACGTCGTCGTCCGCGCTGCCATCCGGCGCCCCGGTCGGTGCGGCCACGAACATCCCCAACATCCACCAGGGCACCCAGCTCATCGTTGTCGACTACTGGTCATCGACCACCGGCTGGATCGTCATCGCGGACACCACGATGTGCCCGACCATCGAGATCGGCTTCTACCAGGGCCGCGAGGACCCGGAGCTGTTCACGCAGGCCGACCCGAACGCCGGCACCGTGTTCAACGCCGATAAGGTCAGTTATAAGATAAGGCACATCTACAGCGGCGCGGTCTTGGATTATCGCGGGTTCCAGCGCGGGAATAGCTAGTCCGCATCTCACAAGTACGGGTATGATGCGGGGTCATGGAGACTCCGCATACCTGTGCAGTTGGCGGCTGCATCGAACCGATCCGGGCCAAGGGGCTCTGCAACCTGCACTACCGGCGCCAACTGCGTACCGGCGACCCGCTGAAGGCAGCGTGGGAGCGTGGCGACCCCATCGCGAACTTCTGGGCCAAGGTCCATCGCCGCGGTGACGACGACTGCTGGCTGTGGGCGGGCTACGTCAACCGCGATGGCTACGGAAAGTTCGTCTACCAGGATGGGCAGTTGGCCTACCGGTTCGCCTACCAGATGCTCGTCGGTCCGATCCCCGATGGCCATGAGGTCGATCACGCCTGCCACAGCGAGGACCCGACCTGCCGAGGCGGCCGGACGTGCCCGCATCGCCGCTGCGTGAACCCTGCGCACCTAAGAGCGGTGTCGGTCCTGACGAATCGCACGCTGAGCCGCACGGGCGAGCGCGCCACGGCCGGCGCGCATCACCGCGACAAGACGCACTGCCCCAAGGGGCACCCGTACGACGAAGCGAACACCTACATCGACAAGCGCGGCTCCCGTAACTGCCGGGCCTGTCGGCGCAAACCATCCTGACCGGCGAGGCTCCGCACGATTGGCCTCGCCGGCCCCACGCGCCCTAGCGCAAGGAGGCACATCGTGCAGTACAAGGAACTCCGCGGCGACCTGCCCTACGTCGTCACCGTGCCCTACATCGCCGCCGCGTCCGGCGCGGCCGGCGGCGCCGGCTTCCTGGTCCCGTTCAACATGCTCCTCACCGCGGCGAAGGTCAGTTGGGGCGCCAGCATCACCGGCACGGCGACGAACTTCTTCACGATCAGCTTCTTCAACCGGGCGGCCGGAGCCGGCACCGTCCAGTGGGGTACCGCGATCGCCTACTCCAGCGGCACGAACGCGACGAAGGCCACCCCGGTCACGGTCACGCTGTCGTCCACCGCAAGCGATCTTCAGTTCGCCGCCGGCGACGCGATCTCCGTCGAGATCACGACCACCGGCACCGGCCTGACCTGCCCCGGCGGCATCGTGCAGCTCACCTGCAGGGCCCGCTAGAAATGCCGGCGATGGCCCGCCCAGTCAATGTGACCGGCAGCGGGATCGTCTACTCCGGCTTCTGCGTGCTGCGCGGCTTCTGGATCAACAACTCGGCCGCGGCGACGATCACGGTGTACGACAACACGGCTGCGTCCGGGACGATCCTCGCCCAGTGGGTGACCAGCGCCGCGAACCAGGACAAGGAGTTCGACTTCCCGGACGGGGTCCGTTGCGACAACGGCATCTACCTGAACGTGTCGGCCGGCACCGTTACGGGCAGCGTCCGGGTCGGCTGACGGAGAGGGAGGCTGGGCGTGACGACCAAACGGGTCGCGAAGTCGGCCAGCGACACGCTCAGCCACACCTTCTACGTCGGGGAGCAGCCGACCGACCCGGGTACCCCGACGTACCTGATCACCGACGCGACCGGGGCCACCGTGGCCTCCGGCAGCGCCACATCGGCCGGGGCCGGTACCGGTACGGTCACGGCCCCGCTGGCCGCCCAGTCGGCGCTGAAGACGCTGACTGTCGCCTGGGCGGGCACGATCGGCGGAGCCACGGTCACCGAGACGGACACCGTGGAGATCTGTGGCGGGTTCCTGTTCGGCCTGGTCGAGGGGCGGGCCTCCGACAGCTCGCTGGCCGATACCAACAAGTACACGACGCAGGACCTCATCGACGCCCGCCAAGCCACCGAAGAGGAATGCGAGTGGATCACCGCCAACGCCTGGACGCTGCGCTACCGCCGGGTCGTGCTCGACGGCACCGGCACCTCGGACCTGGCATTGCCGGACGGTGGCGACATCGAGCAGTCCGGCATCGTGCTCCGCGGGGTACGCACCATCCGGTCCGCGTCGGTGGCACCCCGGATCGGGCAGACGTTCGTCGCGCTCACTGCCGGCCAGCTCGCCGCCCTGGCGGTGACCACGGACGGGCTGTTGCGCCGCACCGACGGCGACGTCTGGCCCGAGGGCCTGCAGAACGTCCTCCTCGAGTACGAGTACGGCAACGACGCGTCGCCGGCGGACCTGAAACGGGCCATGACGCTGCGGTTCCGGTCCCGGCTCAACATCAGCAAGACGAACATCCCGGACCGGGCAACATCGTTCTCCTCGGTCGACGGCGGCACGTACCGGTTGTCGCTGCCCGACGCGTACAGGACCGGCCTGCCCGACGTGGACGGCCCGTACGCCCGGTACTCCCGGCGGGCCCGGGGCGGCACCGGACAGACCGGTAATCAGTCGGTCCCGGCGTCCCGCACGCTGACCTACACCCCGCAACGCAACTCGATCTTCCACCAGCGCAACACGTAGTGAGGGAGGCCCCCGATTGGGTCGGGATGTCGGCCGGGCTGCAGACGGCGTGGGTGTGAGCGTGCTCGCATCGCTCGCCGAATCGCTGCGCGCGCACACCATGTGGCTCATCAAGCGGTGGGATGAGCAGGCCACCGGCTGGGTGCAGGCCAAGACCGGGCTACTGACGCCCGACGCCGCGGACTTCGAACGGCTGCGGGTACGCCCGTACGCCACCTCAGAAGTGGTCGGGAACCTCGTCACGACCGCCGGGTGGACCCGGGCGTCGAACCTGCTCACCAACCAGGGCGCCACCCAGGCCCTCACCGCGACCGCGACCCGCATCGGCGCCGGCAACGGCGGCGGCACGGCGGCAGCGGGCGACACGGACCTGTCGGCGGCGGCCGGCTCGGCGAACCGCTGGTTCCAGGCGGTGTCCGGCGCCGGCACCGTCTCGACGAACACCCTCGCCTTCTCGGCGACGTTCGGAACCGCAGACGGGAATTTCGCCTGGAACGAGTTCGGGATCGACGTGGGGACACCGACGGTGACGTCCGGCAACACAGTCAACGCGCTGCTCTACAACCACAAAACCAGCATCGCCCAGGGCACCAAAGCGTCCGGCCAGACCTGGGCCGTCACCGCCACCTTCACCTACACCTGATCGAGGATTGCGAATGAGCCTCCAGACATGGTCCGAAACGCTGGTCACCGCCCAGGTCGACGGCACGCAGATCCTCAACTCGGTCACCCAGGCGTCCATCATCCCGCCGGCGGCGAAGTTCACGCTGCCCGCGAACTTCTTCGCCATCGGCAAGAAGCTGCGCATCACCGCCTCAGGGCGGGTATCGAACGTGGTCACGACCCCGGGAACGCTGCTGTTTCAGGTGCTGTTCGGCGCCACCGCGGTGTTCAACTCCGGCAACGCGACGATCGCGTTGAACACCGCCGTGAAGACCGACGTCACGTGGGACCTGCTTATCGACATGACCTGCCGGGCGATCGGGGCCACCGCGAACCTGATGAGCACCCTGAAATGGACGTCGGAGTCGGTGGTCGGCGCGGCGTCCGGCACCACCCTGACTGCCTTCATCCCGGCCAGCGCGCCGGCGGTCGGTTCCAACTTCGACTCGACAGTCGCCCAGGTCGTCGACCTGCAGGCCAAGTTCTCGGTGGCGACCGCTACCACTGCCATGACGCTGCACGAATACAGCCTCGAAGCGTTGAACTGATGGTCGGGGGAACGCCTCACTCGCCCTACGTCTATCGGGCGGCCGACTATCTGGATCGGGCGATCACGATCACGCTCCCGTACGACGAGACCACGGGCGAGCTGCAAGACGGGACGATCGAACGCGATCAGGAT